CCCTACTTGAACTCGATTTGATACCGTAATGTTTGCTTTTCGAAACGTGAAGAACACTGCAGCCAAGATGCTATTTGGGCGCGCCTTTACAGCCGCCACTGTAGCTGCCAAGACCCTTTCTCGGCGTCTAACAACAGCCTGCATACCGTTCCTCAAGAAATACATAAGCAAGAAGACCGCCGTAAGATTCGCACTTGTGACAGGATCCGTCGCCCTCGCAGTTACCGCCGCGAAGGCCCTGTCATACCGCTACCAGACCATACACGGCACGTCTTTAGAGAATCGCCTAATGACATCAGTCCTTTCGTCATTACTCCGGCGCCATCCGCATTACGAACAATTCCGAAGAGCCTTGTCGCAGGTTCCTAAGGTTCAAAAACACGTCGACCCCCTTCACAGCCACGGTGAGGAGGCCGACAACCGGTCAAGAGCATCGGCCATGGCAGTAAACTGGGCCAAGCGATTAGGACACAGGCCCTTTTTTATGCAGATGTCTCTGACCGACGTCCGTAGAGGCTACGCGGGGGCGCGTAGCTACTACTGGGCAGGGGATACTAAAGTACCAGCATCATATGACACCCCACAAGATGGCGATTGTATAGTAATGGTAGATACCGACTACTACATTGACCAGCTACCAGGCTTTCTAGCCCACCACGCCAAGCCCATTATCATCTATACCCAGCAACCGCGAACCGCCGCGAGCGTGGGGCAGATGAGTCACACATTTGATAGTGACGGCAGGCTGTGCGTCAGAGTAGCTGGCGGAGCTTCTTACAACCACCATCTTTGGGACTTCAGCACAGACATAATCACTGTCACCAAAAGTGTCCTCGGGTTCAAAACAAAATCCGTCACGTATAATGTAGAAAGACGTAATGTGAGCAACTCTCACTGTCTAGTAGCGTTGGTGCCAATGACGTCCGCTTCGGGCCTCATTGCAGCCACGCTACATTCAAGACTATCAAGCTCACTACTCAAGCGTCTAAATCCCGTCTCCAATGGCTTTATCAGGCTTCGAGTAACAAACTCAACGGGACACGTCATCCACATTGGCAAAGTGGGTGCATACGTTGACGTGGAACTCACACCACAAGAAGACACTTCTCTTGCTCTATTCCACAAACTGGGTTCCAACCCAATCACCATTCCTAAGGTAAAGCGGATAGTAAAGAGACTGGATGACCACCAGGCAGCGTTGGTGGTTGACTTTCTCAGGTCGGAGGTACGCTTCGATCCAGCGGATGTTATGGAGTTACTCGTCCCTGAGATCAAAGAATACCAACCTGCGTCCAGTCTCGACTTTGAAGCAAAATCGAAAATCAAGACGTTCATGCGTCCACTCTATTGTGGTTTGGCCTATGCACCTATTATGTCCCAGGCCAATGCCAAGCTCGCCATCGAGGAGCGAGTAACCAAGAGAGCGACCACCGTCAGAATCAACAGGAGAGATCTACAGTTCATCAATGACTTTGTTGAGGAGTTGTTCAAGGAGCCCGGATATCTTATCCCCCTTGAAGATGAACAAGTATACGCACGACAAGTCAAGCCCGGACAAAGACAGCAATGTCTCAATGATGAGACTGCCGTCGGGCCAGAAGACGAGATGGCGAGAGCATTTATCAAAGCCGAGACCTATGCCAAAGCCACCGATCCGAGGATCATTACCCCCGTGAACCAGTACCACAAATTCCGCTACATGGCGTACATCTACCCTTTGATGTCACACATGAAGAAAAAGAAATGGTATGCTTCCGGGATGACCCCCCTCGAGATCGCGCAACGCGTTACCACTATTTGCTGCGACGCCAAACGTGACGTAGCAGCAACAGACTACTCCAGATTCGACGGCACTTTTTCGAACATGCTTAGAGAACTATTCCGCTCAGTACTCATGCGTGCGTATGGCCCCGCTGAGTCCGACAACCTAGGTAAGCTGTACAACAAAATGTTCAATCTCAGAGTTTCGTTGATGGGATTGAGCTATGACACACTCAATGCTGTTGCATCCGGAGCGCCCGACACGTCAGTCATCGGCAGCGTAGCTAATGCTTTTGTATCATACTACGCCCTACGCCTTGACGGCATGACGAGCGCCGAAGCATACAGAGGATTGGGAGTCTACAGCGGTGATGACGGCCTCACAGCAGATGTCAGCCCTCAAAACATCAAGAGAGCAGCGACAATAGTGGGACTGGCCATCGATTTTGTTCCGGTTAACCGATATGACAGAGGTGTTGTTTTCCTCAACCGCCATTTCGGACCGGATGTTTGGACAGGAGATCCAAACTCATGCTGCGACATCGCTCGACAGGTAGTGAAGTTTCACACCACACACAATCTACCCCACACGGTACGGCCTGTCGAAAAATTGCGCCAGAAACTTATTTCATATTACATGACTGACCGCAACACCCCAATTCTGGGTGAAATCGCATCCTTCATTGACTCGATGTTAGTCAAGGACGTGCATTCCATCAGATCATGGCACTCCAGATATGATGCGAAGGTCCAGTTCCCAAATGTTAGGGAAGACTGGATGTTCGACCTCATGGAGGAGCAGCTGCCAGATTTTGATTATGGAGCATTCAAGAATTGGATAAGCACAATCCACAAAATCGATGACGTACTCACTTGTCCATGTTTTGGACAGACAACCGCAGAGCCCGACACCAAAGTTCCGATGGTCATTATCGGTCATGACCTCGCAACAGAGCAAGACAAGAACGCCCCCACACCTGACGCCATCCAAGGTGTTGAGATGAAGAGAGAGTCCATTAGCACACCAGCCGGACACATACATCCCGCTGCCCCGCCCGAGAGCGTGGTTACTACACAATCAACCGTCCCGCCCGAGAGCGTGGTTACTACACAATCAACCATTTCCAGTAAATCAACTACACCCCTTCAGGTGTACAACAACAAGCAAAAACCGACATTCGTATGGGTTAAGAGCCCCCCAAAAACAAAACAAAAATGGAAAAAGGTCACACCGACCACCAAAACAAACAAAACAAAACAAACGAAACGGAAAACAAAAACAAAGAAAAATGGCAAAAACAAAAAGACAAAAAAGATTGTAAAGTACAAGTATGTCCTCTCTAAACCTCAACTCCCTGTGAAACTCAACACCAGGTGTTAAGTCTCATTACGCCCTGCTGGGCGTTAAATGAGCAGTTCCGTGGTACTCAACCACGAAACCTGACTGCGGTCATCCGGGAGGCCGCGTCAAGTTTAACACTTACAAAATCAGAAAACTATATGAATGGAAAACAAAACAAGAAGTCCAAGCGTCAAACCCGCCGTACGGTTCGCCGTCGCGCCATCCCGTCCGCGAGAGCTTTTTCAATCAAACCGAGCAATACTGGCCAAGAAAAGAGCCGAATGGTTAGAGAGGAAGTCGTCCTCGAACTCAATGCAACATCGACCTTCGACGTTATCGAGATCCCCATCAACCCAGGAATTCCAGCATCGTTCCCATGGCTTTCCCAGCAATCTGGAGGCTGGGAATATTTCCGCTTTGAGTCGTTCTCAGCAATCTACGAACCCACGTTAGGTACCACACATGATGGTGCTGTCTACATGGCGTTCGAGTATTCACCCGGCTCAGCCCCTCCCCCTGATGTCAAAGCCATTATGGCTTACAAGGGAGCGGTAAGCGGCTCCATCTGGGCAACACATCGTTGTGACCTAGATGTGAGCTCCGCCTTCCCCCAAGGTGGATGGAAATACGTCAGACACAATCTCGTCCCCAATGAGCGCAAATTGTATGACGCAGCCGTTCTGATGATCGTAGTCCGCAAACCAACCGCATCCAACAATGCGGGACTCCTACGATTTAAGTACTCGATGTGGTTCAAGACCCCCCAAGTCGAAAAACCCCTCGCCATCACGGATGGATTCTACCTCGGCCGTAAGCTCAGCCCAGACACAATTGTCGACGGTGCTGACCTGACAGCCGCAGGTGACTATACCGAATCCACCATCTTCACTACTGGTGACTCCAAGTATCAGTCTGATGAAGGAATTGTCCGCGTAAATCTAACCAATTCAGGCAATGCTCTGGTTCTACAACCCGGCACGTATTCCGTGTCAGCCGTAGTCCCATTGCTGTCTGACTTGTTGGGCGCTACGTCCTACATCTACGATATGTTGTTGTCCATCGGCATCACTGCCGATGATGGAATGACATTCACCAACGTAGCAGACCAGCCAATTGCCCAAGTCTCAGCAATCGCAGACGGTACTCCCCATACTAGAACTTTAGGTCTTAACACGACCCTGTTCGTAGAAGAGGAGGCCGTTTACGCCCTCAATCTGACAGCTAGCGTCCCAGCTACCGTGGTCTCCGGCACCATTGTCGCCCTCTCCGGCTTCTCATGGCTGCTGAGAAGACTGGGATCTGGTAGCAACTTCATAGCTTCCTCAGTTGTCTGAGCTCCAACACACCCCGTCGTCGTGGCCTCGGCCCATCCGCGACGTGAATCTCTGCCCCTAAGGGAGGATTGTGCACCCCTCCCATCATTAGGTTCAAGAACCAGCGAATTTGCC